TTAGGCGCTGCAACCGTTAGGCGATATTGTGAATTTGCCAATAAGGAAATCCCAGTTAAGTCGTAATCTTTTTCAGAGGCCACACCTGCTGAATAAGCGGCTTTAGAAAAAGAAGTACCATCAGTAGTTCTGATTCTAGTTAAAAGCTCAACACCAGCGTTGTCTAACACGGTGAATTTTCCGCCCGTAAGGTCGGTGTTTGCAGCGCCTAATAAAAGGTTTAAAACTGCGGTTTCAAATGATTTCTGTGCCATAATTAAGGGGTTTTACACAAAGTCGCTATAACGACTCAGTATTGGTTAATAACAGTGTAACTGCACAAATATAATTATTTTTCAATTCACTAACGCCCATCGCTTAAAAATCTTATTATTTTTCCATCTTTATTAACAACAGCCCTTCTTTGTTTAAAATTTGTACGACCATCTTGGATGACCTTAATTATTGGCTTACTTGCTTGTTCAATGTCTATTCTTGTAGGCTCAAAGCGATTGTGTGCTTGGGCGTTTATATAAGCAAATGCCATAGAAAAGATAACGTCATCATAGTCTCGTTTACGGTCAGCGGCCTGATACCTTGTCTGTCTTTGCGAATCACCGTGACTTAGGTCTTTTTCCACAAACGTCTTTAACTGAACAAACAGCCAAGGAATAGATATATTATCAGCATAACTGTCAATCATTTCAATAATCCGGTTAGTTATTCCAGAGGCGGTGTTTGACCTATTGTTTATTCCGAACCACTTTCCGCTTGTAGTTTGCAACGGAATAGGCAGCGCAGCATTAGCCACAAGCCTCCGGTCAAACCCTAGTTGTTCCTGAAAATCCTGATACATGTCACCGATATTACTCTCAAGAAGTTCTTTTATTCCGCCAAGATTCCGTTGGTCATAATACAGTCCTTGAAGTAAGCATTGAAGATAACATTCCTTAAACAATCGCGTCCTCCAAAACACCACAGAGGAAAACGTGTTTTCATAGGCATCCCAAACAGATGAGGACATTTTTGAGTGTCCTGTTTGCGAGTTTATAGGGTCAGTGCCCTGATACCAGCGATAATCCCAAACCTCACCATGAGGTGGGTGTTTATGAATCACAGCGGTAGTCCTGTCGTCAGACTCAGAGCCGGTTGGCATCCAGCTTGAGCCAATTAATTTATAAGGCAACACCCCGTCTGGAGTTGGTTTTGATTTATCAAAAATTGGCTCAAAGTATCCGTACTGCGGAGACTGCTCAACCTTAAGATTATATATTCTAAGTAGATGCTTATTACAGTCAGATACCGGTATAATTGTTCTGGCTTTTCGTAAGAACATATCATCGTAAGTTATTGGGTAGTGCTGGTGGAATTGCACTTTTGAAATCTCAGCCTCCACTCCTGTCTTACTATAATAGACAGCTTTTTCGGATTCATAAATAGTGTCATTCATTCCTTGACGGGCATACGCATCAAAAAACAGCGGAATAATTCCATAAGAAAAATTCTTTTTACGCCAAGCCTCCATTGCGGCCTTAAACTCTGACTCAAACACTGCGCCACCCTTGTCCATTTCACCGCCAGTCCCCCAAGCAACAAGCTGTCTTCTCATTTTCATTCTTCCGGTAGCAACCTCAAACTGGAATAAAGTAGGACGACCCTCTGCAACCATTTGTCCAAAAATTTCAATTGAGCCAATCTCATCTACAAGAACTAAGTTTGGCGAACCACCATTAATAGCGTCAACAACCGGAGCTACCACTTCAACACGAGAATACTTACCTTCTGTTTCTCCTTTGTTCGCTTTGCTTTCCATTGACAAAACATCATTGGCATCATTATAAACTTCTTCACGAAGCCAGTTGGGTACTTTTCCAAATGCCCACCGAATCTTGTCTCGAAAAATTTCCCTACCCTTCTTTTCAGAGTGAGTAATAAACTTTACAAAATAAGAATTACGGAATATTATTCGCTTGTCGGCAGCGAGGCCAAGCGTGGTTGTAAAACCAATCTGCCTTGCCTTTCCAATAAGGAGGTTGTAGCCGCAATCAAGTAAAAATAAAATTATCTGCTGAGCTCTCCACGCCTTGTATCGGGTTTCTCCACCCTCAATATCACCGTCCTTGATATATCCGTATTTGTTGGCGAAATACAAAGTATTGTCGTCACATCTTTTGTATTCCTGATAAATATAATCTTCCTGTGTTTCCTCATCCCTGTAATTTAAAATTTCATCTTCTTCTCTACACCATTGTTCGGCTTGTTTTACGTACAGCTCAAACGGTTCGTAATACGTCATGTTGCGCCACCCACTATTCATAGAGTTAATCCACTTAACAAATTCCGTAGGATAATCTAACGGCTCATGGTTAGGCTTCCACTGAGAAGTCATCACCCTGTCAGGGTCTTCGGTAAATATGTCGTCAATCTTGACCTTCTGCATTTTCTTTTCTTGCTTTTAAAAACGAATTCTCGTTAATCATTTGCTGTTTAAATCCGCCCAACTTATCTTGTATCTTGTAAAAAGAGCCCTTCCACACGTAAGCTGGATTTATAATATAAACCATTCTGCCTTTTTGTTTGTGGATGTTGACAATTCCTGCGAGTTCCATTTCATTAACGGCTCTGCCAACAGTTTTTGTTGACATGGAAAGTGTACGGGAAATGTCTCGATAACTGTACCCATAAACACAGTTATCGAATGACATTTTACCAACGAAGAGTGAGAGTATTTTAGCAGAGCTGGAGGAGAGTGTTTTTGAAACGTATTCACTTGACTCTTGATACATCATAATGAACTTCATGGAAGATGATTTTCTGCGCTTAATTTTTTGTATTAAAAGCTCAGCTTCTTCAGGAATAGACTCGGCAACAGGAATCATTTCGCCTGTTTCTTTGTCTAAAAAAAAGATAGTATCAATGGAAACTAACCTATCTTTTATGCGGTCAAGCTCCGCGTGTAACAGGTGAAACGTTTTTTTCATGTCGTTGTTTTGGATGCGCAACGACAGTCTGGGTATCATCGCGTCTTTCTTCGGGCTTCTTAGATGTTATTATTTCTTCAACAGATATTTCAATTTTTCTTAAATAACCATAACGCTTTTTGTGTTCACGTATTTCAAGCTTAATCATGGCGCAAAGAGCGCGCTTAAATTCATCAGGAGTCATGTCGCCCTTTAGCCGATTACACCCCTCACACGCAGGAACCTTGTTGCTATTGGCTCTTATTCCTCCGCGACTTTCAGGAATAAGATGGTCAACGGTTCGGTCATAATCATCTAAACTTGCCTTACAATAAAAACAGGCTTTTAAATTTACAGGAACGTTAGCTCCATAAACCCTAAATCGTTCCTTGTTCTGACTCATGCTTATTAAATTCCGTTTATTACCATAACATTCATGCCGTTCATAAACCTAGTGTAATCTTGAGGAAATGATATTGGTAAATCAAGAAATCCTATATTAACAAGTCCTAATGAAGAAGCGTATTTACTCACAAAGTCAGAACAAATATCCCTTTCATCATTAAGAGTTATTTTAAACTTAGTTTTAAATTTGCGATTAAACATTTCCTTTAATCCATTCTTAAAATCATACTTAATCCACTTCTCATCACTTTTTTTTAATAAATGATTCATGTGAATATTTATTGTCTGAGCATCGTGTAGTGGTTTCATAATACAGAAATCAGCTTTATCTTTATAAGAATTAATTCTCCAAGATAATCTATCAGCTTGTACTCCATTTCCGTTAGAATCTACAATAAACAAAGCCCCATGTTTTTCAACAACTACTCCAATATGAGAATAATAAGAACTATCAAACCAACGAATTGTTCTAGCAACAATTCCAGTTCCCTTGAACAGAATTAAATCACCATCAGAAATTCGTGGTCGTAATAACTTATATTTTTCAGATATAGTCACTTTATGTATTAGGATAAGTGGCAGTTACATAAGCCTGTGCCTGTGTATAAAGCAATGCTTCAATCTCATCAGCGTTTAGTCCTGTTGCCGGAAACTCTGCTAAATAAGCATCCCTGTTTTCAAACCCTTCATAAATTTGACCAACAACACCAACAACAATAGTTATTGGTTGGTTAAATGTATCTACATCTTTACGTTGTGCTGAACCAGCTAAATGTAAAGTTTTAAGTTCATATTGCATAATTTCTATTTTTTATTAATAATTTCCATTTCTTAAACAGTCCATCATTTTAGTTACCATTTCTTCTTTAGTAACTGAGTTTAACATTGTTAGTGTCATTGCCAAAATTCCACTTGCAGAATAACTTCCGGTAGCCTCAATAAAGTTAAACAACCCCTCAATTGGGTCACCTTCAGTAGTTCCCTCAACACCATAGTCTGAATACTGAATTGCTAGTCCACCTAGACTTCCTAAAATAGTATATAAATCTGCTGTGGCAACATTCTTTATTAAAACTGTTTTTGCAAAAGCAAATCTATGTTTTCTACAGGCTACACTCTGTAAATCAAAATCAGTCATCCAGTATTCATAAGAATCTTCAAGGACAGATTTACAATTAGCTATTGTAGTTCCTCTTTTTTGAGCAACTAATATTTTTTCATCAGCAGTTAAATCGTCCCAAGTAAATTCTTGAAATCTTTTACGGAGCCATTTATAATCTTTAAAATAAAAAGTTCCATACTTAATGAAATTAGCAACAGATGTAATATCCGTATAGTCATTTGGAAGTGTATCAGCAAAGATAACATCTTCAAAATTATCAATTATTTTAAGTCCTATTTTCATATTATTGAATTGTTTGAGATGTCCATGCTACTTCACCTGTATAATTAGTTTGGAATTTTATCTGAAATCCAGTTGTGGTTACATTAATTTTATATGGGATAGAATTAGAATTATTATCCAAGGTTAATGTAATGTAGGGAACAGTAATATAGGGAACTTGAAAAGATACATTTCTAGTTTTTTGACTAACAAAGTTTTCCATTCCTGCTTGTTGTGTATTTGGTATATAACTCATAACTTTAATTTTAAATTATTATCCACCCTGTTCCTGTTGATTGAACTGTTAAACTAACACCTGCTAATAATGGTTGTGTTAAAGCACCATCAATTAACTCTGCTCCAGCAGCATCTAGTGTTTTTAATCCTGCTCCTGAATTTTTAAGCACATGAATTCTACCCGTACAACCAACTGCTGTTTCAAGCGTTACTGTATAAGCACCAGCACCAGTAGCATCTATTGTTCCATCTGCCGCAGTAAATGATGTTGCTATGGCACTAGCTCTATAAGGAAAGGCAATAGCACCACCAAATAAACTTTCACCTGTTTGTATCCATAAAGCTAATGGACGTGTAATTGTTATATTAGTACTTGCAATTGGAGAACCAGCAACAGTAAATGTAGAAGCAGTAGTAAATACACTTGCTCCTACTGCTGTATAAGTTCTCGGCTGTATTAAAAAATCTCTTTGTGTAGCAAGAGCACCGGCTGACCATTGTTTTGTAGCTGATAAATTCCAGTTTACATCAATCATTTCTGTTGATGCTGGAACTGTATTACTTGCTTGTATTGTCCAGCCAAATGAAGTAAAGGCAACTCCACTACTTGTAGTAAATGAAGTACTGAGTTGTCCAGCCGTTCCCATTGTTATTTTAGTAACTCCAGAAATAGCAAATAAAAGATTTCCAGCAACACCATTTAATCTAGTTGCTCCACTGCTTGAATTTAATCTAACATTAGTATCACTTGGAACGGCAGCATTAAACCATATACCACCTTCACCTGTTGATGTAACTAAACTTCCAACAGAAACAGTTGCAGTATTTTGAAGAATGTCTAATCTCCTTCCTGATGTTGGTGTACCACCAACCCCTAGTGCAGTAGAATTAAGATACATTTGTTTCGTGCCAACTGAATCTCTCCAATAAAACCGATTTAACGGATTTTGAAAAACTGTTTCATTTAATGTTGAAACCAAATCGTTTTTTATAGTTGTATTTCCAAACTCAAATGTCCATGTGTTTGGTGCAACCATAAAATCAGCCAAAAATCCTGATGCCCCAAAAGAAATACCTAAAGTAGCTCTTGAATATTGATATGAAATAGTATTACCGTTTAAGTCAATTTCAAAAGCATTAAAGGGAGCACCAAAAAAACCATCAAACTTAGCTATACCAGAATAAGAGTCTTGAGCAACATATAATTTATTTGTTGGTGCTGTTATTCCAATACCAAAATTTCCATTACTTGCTAAAATTCTTGCCCGTTCAACATTATTGGTTCTAAATGGTAAATCAAAAGCATCAATAGTGCCTAACCATTTTTCTGATACTACTGTGTTACCGTCAAGAGCCCATCCAGCCGTAACAACAGGAATGTCAGATAGCAGCGCTAATGTTCCTGAATTGTCAGGAAATTCAAACGTCCTATTAGCCGTTAACAGCGTGTTATTTAAAACAACATCAAACGCGCTTCCTATGTTTCGCAAGGAAACATTTGTTGTCCCAATCTCAAACCTCTCAATGTTGTTTGTCCGAAACGGCAAATCAAAAGCATCAATAGTGCCTAACCATTTTTCGCCATTAACCGTGTTTCCGTTTAACCTCCATGCGGTAGCGGTTGGCGATGGGCTTGTCCAAAGAATTCCATCAATTGAAATAAGTGCCGCAAATTGCGTAAAGAAATTATCAACTATCGTTACGTCTGTAAACTTCCACTCTATGTCGCTAATTTTTCCTGATGTTGAGCCGTCCCCTTTGCTGGAAGTGTTCATCACAAAATTAATAATATGATAAAGAACTCCACCGGTGATTCTTTTTTCACGGGTAATGTGGGTAACTGCGTCAAGGTTTACGGGAACGAGGTTGTTTTGATGTGCTGGGTCTGATGTAAAAATCCACTGACCGGAGTTTTGAAAAGAAGGAGCCGGCCAAGAGATGCCATCAATTGAAATTTGTGCGGCAAATTGGTCAAAGAAATTATCTACAATTGCCACATCCGTAAACCGCCACTCAACTTGGTCTTGCCTTCCTGTGGTGGAGCCGTCTGTTTTTGTTGATGTGTTTAAATAAAAATTGACGATAAATGTTTCCACCTCGTCAATAATTTTCTTCTCCCTTGTAATGTTTGTAACTGCACCAAGATTAACTGGAACAATAGTATTTATATAAAGAGGGTCAGTAGTAAAAATCCACTGACCTTGAATAGCAAAAGAAACAGCCATAGCAATTAGTTTGCACCAAATATATTGTTTATTTTAATACACCGCAGGTTCTTCCGAAAATTTTTTCACAGCCCCTTCCACATATCAATTAACTCCTTCTGCGGATGAACGTCACTCTTGTCAGTCCTAACCGAATTATGGGTAAACACTCCTGCCTCACCTTTTAAAGCGCGCAGACAAATATCCCAAACATCTTCGTTATAAGTTAACGGAATTTTATATTCATCACGCAAGGCTTTCAATAATTTTCCAACGGCATCAATTTGAGCATTGGTGTATTTATGGTAATAACGTTTCTTTTTAAAAAGGCCGGTATATTCAACAACTTCATTGTCCGGCACAGTTGTATTTACATATGTTGTAAAGCCTCTGTCTGTTTTGGTTAGGTATCCCCAATTACAAACCTCGATGCCGATTGAAATTTTATCGAGTGATTGATAAGGAATCCCTCTCTTAGAAAAAGTAATTGTCTGTAGTCCAAGATGATACGACCAATGTTTCTCATCAAAACATTGAACAACTTCACCATCCTTCCATGTGGTGTTTTTCTTTGGGTCTCCTCCAATAACAAATGCGGTTGCAACATGTTCTTCGTTTGCTTCCCACCCTTTTACAACTCCTTTTGGATTTGCGTTACCTGCCGTATGGTGTAAATAAATTTGTGTTTTTGGGTGCTCAGCAGCAAAATATTGTGCCAAAGAAAGTGGTTGTTTTGTGGCTCCTATAATCATACTTCTTGTTTTATAGATTTCTGAAATTCAATTGCTTCTTCTTTCGTGTCAAAATACCGAAGTGGCGAACCGTCATTAGTTGACGAGCCTTCAAAATCATGGCAGCAGCTTGCGTGTACATCGTCCTGAATCAACACTCCATCATTCCAAGAATCCAAACACACCTCACAAGGACACGTGGTTTGATTCCTAAAAATTCGTTTACCAATTCTATCGGCAAACCATTTTTGGCGTTCAGAGTATTTTTCTTGGGGGGTCATTAAACCGTAAGGGCTTTAGTCATATACATCGAAGCGGTCTCAAGTTGGGTCTGTGCAATTTGGCAAAGCCTTTGAATCTCGGCCATATCTTCCTGCTGAATCGCCACATTTAATTTTGCCACTGACTTAATTGACTCAAGTTCGTTCATAAGTTCAGCGGTCTTTTGTTTGAAAGCAGTAACGTGGTCTTTGGCCGTAGCCGATAAATCCACCCTAATTCTTTTTTCTCCAATCGTCTTTCCTTGCATTTACATTTGGTTTAGCGTTACTACCTGACTTGAACCATTCAAGCCAAGTTAAAAAACATTGTACTTTTGATGCCGTCATAATTAATCGTTATCTGGGTTTAATTCTCTAACCGGTGCAGTACATTCAACTTTACTAAAAATACTCCTGCCGGAATTTAATAACTTCAAAGAATCTAAAACTTCTTCATTATCCATCGTATCTCCCCAGCTTCCAATAGTTGAAAGTAATTCATGGTTAGCGCCAAGGTTACTTAACGCGGCACAAATCTCATCTTTAATTTCTCCAAACTTCCATTCCAAATTCACATCCATTCAATTTACTTTTAGTCGCGGCATCGGGACTCGAACCCAAAAACAATGTTGTGATAGCAATATCGAATAATGTCCGAACCAATCACCGCGTTATTAAAAACTCAGAGTGACGAACTAACCTCCGCCACTCCTACAACTCTGCTAAGCTGCTGATGTACATTCCCCATCTAGGGCACTACAAAGATATAGAAATATTTTAATACAAATTACAAAAGCGTCCAAAATACTACAAAGTGTGTTCCTGATGTCTATAGAAAAACGCTGTAACAAATTGAAAATAACCAACATCCTAAAAACCCCTATTCTTTTATTGTTTAGTAGTAAACGAATTTAAACAATGCCTTTAAAATCAATCACTTCCTCCCTATGTAGTATTATAGTAATCATGGCTTACGCTCCTTCGGGTTTCATGCGTAGCCCTTATCAACTTTTCTTTTTCCTTCATCCTTTCTTGTTTCCTTTTTTTCATGCCGTTGATTTAAAAACAGTGTTGTGTGTGCTATCCGTGCATAATAAATAAGTATATTAATATATTAATAAATAAATAGCATTGCAAATGGATAACCAAATGCAGTCCGTGTCGGAAGTACCGGTACTTAGGTACTTAATATACCCCCACCTTTTTAATTTCCGGCATATCCAAATGGATAGATTTAGCATTGATTCTGGAGAAAAAGGATGCTTGTTGAATCGAAATGCTTATGCAAATGGATAATCAAATGGTATTCGGTACGGTATACTTATGAATTGATATAGGTTTCAAAATTCGGTGTCTATGGTGGGAGGTACTATATAATAGTAACAGCCCCTACCATTATAAAAGGAAAATGTATAATGCGCAAATCGCTAAAAGTCAAAGCCTTAACTATCTTTACCTTAATTAATACTTCAATTAGTACAGCCTATTAGCCTGAGCCACAGCGATGGCATATTGACTACCAGTATTATAGCCAATTGTAATCGGATAATGTATATGTTGTTGATTGTCAGGGAGATGAGGCGTGTTGGTTGAAGTATTAGTGTAACCCACCTATCATCATCACCTTATTATCATGCAGTTAACCATTGCATAACTATTGTACTTGTATCAATTGTATATACATTCATTCACTGCTATATATACTTATACAACTATTGTATATACTACTATACTACTTAACTAATCGTTGTATATACATGTATTGTTTAAACAGTATTAAACTGATTAGCTACTATTATACTACAATAGGATGTAAGTATAATGACTATAATACTATATTGAACCACGCGCGCGCGTTCATTATATAGCACAATTATACTATTTAGAATCAATATTAATAACGTTTATAAATGCTTGATTACTATATATACTATAAAATACTTATATAAATAACGTAACTTTTATATATATGTGACCGTTAAACCTGTATATTTACAAAAGTTCTTTTATACTGCTCAATAACATGAGCCGATATAAGCGGATTAAGTTCTTTCCTTAATGTAAGCCTAACAACATTAACTCTAAAGGTTATTGATTGAAAGGATTATGTATAAATAGAAACAATCTAAATCTATATATATGAAGAAAAAATCAAAAGTTGCTATTATTCAACCAATTGTTGAAAATAGCGTTAATGTTGAGCAAATTAGCGAAAACATCGAACTATCAGTTTTAAAGGTGAAATTTACAAAGAAAA